AAGGCATGACCAAAGAAGATGAGGACTATTATGCTCAATTCTTTGAAATGTTTAGATCAGATGGCTGGAAGCAGTTAATGATAGAGCTTCAAAGCAATGCTGATGCAATAAATAGCGTTGAAGCCACAAAAGGAATTGATGATTTGCATTTTAGGAAAGGTCAAATAAATGTTTTGGCGTATATTATTAATCTTGAAGGATCAACGCTTGCAAGTTTTGAGGAGTTGACACAGGCTAATGATTAAGGTATTTGACTTTCGTTGCCGTAACGGGCATATTTTCGAAGAATTTGTAGATGATAGCAGTGCAACCATTAGGTGCGGTTGTGGTGCTGTAGCTACGAAGGTTGCTTCAGCAACTAAGTGCGTACTTGATGGGCATTCAGGTGATTTTCCTGGGCGTCATTTAAAATGGGTACGAGAACACGAAGAGGCTGGGCGACGAGGAAAAGAGGCTATGCGTGAAAGTGCATAGTATTTATCTCCATAACCTTAACGGGCGGGATAATCCCATAACCCAAATACAGGCGGGGTATGTAAATAATGTCGAGAGCGACACTTGTTAATGACGAAGTGGTGGAGCCAACAGAAGTTGAAACTCCGGATATGTTTGAGGCGGCTGAAGCGCCACAACCTCAAGAATCAAATGACGAAATTCCTGAGAAGTATCGTGGCAAGACTATTAAAGATCTTGTCAAAATGCATCAAGAAGCTGAAGAGGTTTTTCAGAAACATAGTGCAGAGGTAGGCGAGACTAGGAAGGAAGTTAAAGAGTTACAGTATGTTGTTGATAACTACATCCAAAAGGAATTAACTAATCAAGCACCTCAAGAGCAAAAGACAGACGAAAATGAAGATGTAGACTTCTTTGTTGACCCTGTTAAGGCTGTTGATAGTCGTATTAACAACCATCCAAAAATTAAAGCGGCAGAGGAAATTACTGAAAAATACAGAAAACAAGCGGCATTAAATCAGTTACAAACTCAACATCCAGATATGGACGAGATTTTGTCTGATCCGAAGTTTGAAGAGTGGGTAAAGTCATCTCCGATTAGATCTAGGTTGGCTGTTGAAGCAGATCAAATGTACAACGTAGAAGCGGCTAATGAGTTATTTTCTCTCTACAAAGAGAGAGCAACTATGGTAGCTCAAACCGCAGAAGCGGAGAAAAATCAACGCAGTCGTGCATTAAAAACTGCTTCAACTGGTGGGGCTAGAGGTAGCAATGACGGGGTTCGAAGAAACACATATCGTCGGTCTGACATTATTAACATGATGATAAACGAACCCGACAAGTACAAAGCAAGATCAGGTGAATTCCTGAAGGCGTATGAGGAAGGTCGGGTTATTTAGCCCTTAGGGAGATAACTTATGGCTACAGCAACATATCCAGGCGCGTCTGGTAATACGGCGCTAACAGAAGCGGCAACTTTTGTACCAGAAATCTGGTCAGATGAAATTATTGCTTCATATCAAAAGAACTTGAAGATGGCACCTCTTGTCAAACGTCTATCAATGACTGGCAAGAAAGGTGATGTTATTCATGTTCCTAAGCCTACTCGTGGAGATGCCAACGCTAAGGCGGCTGATACTGCGGTAACAATCATTGCGAACACTGAATCAGAGTTGCAGATTACTATTAATCGGCACTTTGAGTATTCGCGTTTGATTGAGGACATTGTTGAAGTACAGGCTCTTAACTCACTGCGTCAGTTCTATACTGAAGATGCGGGTTATGCTTTGGCTGTACAGGTTGATAATGACCTTCATGCGGCTGGTACTGGTTTTGGTAATGGTGGCGCTGTTGTATTCAGCCCTGCCGCTACTGACTACCAGCACACTGGTTGTTTCTTCAACGACAATGGCACTACCACTCAGTACACTGATGACACTCTGGTAGCTGGTGACGAGTTCACGGATGCGTTTTTCCGTGACATGATCCAGAAGCTGGATGACAACAACGTACCAATGGATGGTCGTAATTTGATCATTCCACCCGCAACGCGCAATGCGATTATGGGTATTGATCGGTATGTGTCATCTGACTTTGTATCAGGCGGCACAGTTAACAACGGCTTGATTGGTAACCTGTATGGCGTAGACGTTTATGTTTCCGCTAACTGCAGAACCATTGAGGCGGCGGCTGATAACGATGCATCTAGTGTTGACACTCGTGCGGCTTTGCTTTTCCACAATGATGCAGTCATTATGGCAGAGCAGATGGCTGTTAGATCTCAGACTCAGTACAAGCAAGAGTATTTGTCTACTCTGTACACTGCAGACACTCTTTATGGTGTCCAGGTGTATCGTCCTGAAGCTGGATTCGTACTGGCAGTTCCTTCTGCCTAATAAGTACGGGGGCTTCGGCCCCCTTTCTTCTTTCTAGGCTGGAGTAGCTGATGGCTAATTATACTAAGTCCACAGATTTTGCCGCTAAAGATTCTCTTTCTAGTGGTGATTCTAATAAGGTTGTTCGCGGTACAGAGTTTGAGACTGAGTTTGATGCTATCTCAACAGCAATAGCTACTAAGTCTGATATTGCAAGTCCTACATTTACTGGAACAACAACAATCCCAACTGTTGATATAAATGGTGGAGCCATAGATGGAACCACTATTGGAGCAGCATCAGCAGGAGCAGGAACATTTACAAACCTGACTGCATCTACATCATTTACTTTGAATGGAGTAGCAATTACTTCAACAGCAGCTGAGTTAAATATTCTTGATGGTGTAACAAGCACTGCTAGTGAGCTTAACTTAGTAGATGGTTCTAGCGCAGGAACTATTGTAAATAGCAAGTCTGTTATTTATGGATCATCTGGGGAAGTAAATGCAACAACCTTGCAAATTGCAGGGACAGCTATTACTTCAAGTGCGGCAGAGCTTAATATCCTTGATGGTGTAACTTCTACAACTGATGAATTAAACATCCTGGATGGAGTAACATCTACAGCCTCTGAGTTGAATGTATTAGATGGTGTTACATCATTTCTTGATGAAGATGATTTAAGTAGCGATTCAGCTACATCTTTAGCAAGCCAACAGTCAATTAAAGCGTATGTAGACGCACAAACTGGAGGGGGTGGCGCTACTCTTGCAGGGCTTTCAGATACTAACGTTACATCTCCTGCTGATGCGGCTCTTTTGTTTTATGATACTGGCACATCAAAATGGATTGATAATGTTGTATCCGGCGATGTTACGATTGCTGATACAGGTGTAGCTTCTATTGGATCTGGTGTTATTGTTAATGCAGATGTTAATGCTAGCGCGGCTATTGACGTATCCAAGACTGCATTAAGCGCAGGCACAGGTTTAACCCTTACAACAAACACATTATCAGTTGACGCCGCACAGACTCAGATTACGTCTGTAGGCACCCTGTCAAGCCTTTCGGTATCAGGCACTTTAACTCTTGGTGGAACAGCGATTACGTCCACAGCGGCTGAATTAAACATTCTCGATGGTGTTACAGCGTCTACTGCCGAGTTAAATATTCTTGATGGTGTTACTAGTACAGCCGCAGAGCTAAATATTTTAGATGGTGTTACAGCCACAGCTTCAGAACTTAATATCTTAGACGGTGTAACTAGTACTACAGCCGAACTTAACATTCTTGATGGTGTTACCTCTACGGCTACAGAGCTTAATCTTGTTGATGGATCTACTGCTGACACAGTAGTTAATAGCAAAGCAGTTATTTATGGTGCGGCAGGACAAATTACAGCTAATGAGTTAGATGTAGACAACATTCAATTAGATGCTAATGCTATTAAGTCTACAGACACTAATGGCAATATACAGTTGTTTCCTAATGGAACTGGATTTACAGAGCTATATGGAAATACTAATGCTGGAACAATTAGATTTAACTGTGAAAATAACTCTCATGGTGTAACAGTTCAAGGACCGGCACACAGTGCGGCGGCAACATACACAGTAAAACTACCGGACTCTTTAGGAACTACACAGGCATCAGGAGTTGTTGCAACTGACGCAAGTGCCAAAGTTAAGTTTATTGGCACCACATCTGTTGCTGAGATGATTGAGAAGGTTACTACCCAAACCAGCACAACGGGTACGATTAACTTCGATTTTCTGACTCAAGCCGTTGAGTTTTACACGGCAAACCAAACGGCAAACAGGACGATCAACTTTCGCGGTGATGGCTCTACGGCTTTAAATGCTGTAATGGCAGTTGGGGAAAGCATGACAGCCGCGATATTAATGACGCAGGGCAGTTCAGCGTATTATCTAAATACCTATCAAATTGATGGCTCGTCAGTTACTCCTGAGTGGTCTGGTGGATCTGCTCCATCATCAGGAAACGCAAGCTCTATTGATTCGTATGTGTTTACAATTATTAAGACAGCAGACGCTACGTTTACTGTTTTAGCCAGCCAAACGCAGTTTGCATAATGCCTTTACTATCTACAATTGGTGCGGGGTCTGTAAAGGGTTTTAATCCTGGTGGTGGCGCAGGCCCAGTAATACTAAGCAAAATAGCGCTTCTTGCAGGGGGCGGTGGAGGCGGTGGTGCTACTTCAGCAGGCGGTTACACTGGGTCTGGCGGAGGCGGTGGAGGCGGTTACTTTGTAGAAACTAATGTTACGGTTTCTTCAGGAACAACATATACCGTGACTGTTGGGGCTGGAGGGTCTGCTGGCGCTCAAAGCACAACTGGTAGTAGCGGTGGCAACACTACATTTTCTGGCTCTGACATTACCACTCTAACCGCGACAGGTGGCGGGGGCGGCGCACGCGGTCTGTCCGCTGGCGTTGACGGTGGAAGTGGCGGCGGTGGTGGTGGTCCTTATGCTTATCTAGGAGGTAGCGGTACATCAGGCCAAGGTAATGACGGTGGAGCCTCGGTTAACTCAACTTCTGGCCCTGGTGGTGGTGGTGGCAAGGTATCTGCTGGTTCTAATGGTTATGCTGTATCTTCCGGCACCCCTAATTTTTGGTATTACGGTGGTACTGGCGGGGCCGGTACAAGTGCTTACCCCGATATATTGTCGGGTGGGATTGTTGCCGCTGGCGGTGGCGGCGGCGGTCTGTACTATACAAGTGCTGGTGGCTACTTTGGCACCGGAGGCACTGGTGGCTCTTCTGGTGTTGGCGGGGGTGGTGGTTATAACAGTAATGCAGGCCACGGATCAGCAAATCGTGGTAGCGGTGGTGGCGGCGGCACAAGAACTGAGGCGACTAACTATTTTTCTGGAGGCAATGGTTCTGGAGGTGGAGTAAAGATTTTTGCGCCACGGCAGGCTACAGCTACTACAGGATCGCCTACCGAAACTGATGAGGGCAGTGGAAATTACAGCTATTACTTTGCTGGCTCTGGATCAATAACTTTTTAAGGCAACAAATGGCTCACTTTGCAAAAATTTCAGATGATGAAACTGTGCTTGAAGTTATAGTTGTGGGTAACGACGTTTTGCTGGACGCTGATGGGGTTGAACAAGAACAACTTGGCAAAGATTTTTGTCAAAATTTATTTGGCGGTACATGGGTACAAACTAGCTACAACAGCAACTTTAGAAAGCGTTTTGCTTTTATAGGCGGGAAATATGATTCAACTAATAATGTATTTCTTTTTCCGCAACCTTACCCTAGTTGGACGCTAGATGGCGAATATGAATGGCAACCTCCAACACCTTATCCAAGTGATGGCAAAGGGTATTTATGGTCTGAAGAAAGTGGAGGCTGGGTTGAAAATGAAAATCCAGCCGCTGAAATTTAATTAGGCGTGTTATGAAAAATGATCGACCCAATTACAGCAGCGGCGGCAGCAACAAAGGCATATGCAGGGGTCAGGGCATTTATCGAAGCTGGCAAGTCAATAGAGGATACGTTTCAAGTAGTAGCTAGATGGCAGGGCCATGCGTCAGATGTTTTGTATGCCAGTCAAAGACACCAGAAACGAAAGAACCCTTTTAAGGCTATAGTTTTTTCGGGGTCAGTGGAAGCAGAAGCGGCACAGATGTTTGCCGCAAAAAAAAGAGTAGAACAACAACGTAAGGATTTAATAACACTATTGCAGTATGCATATGGAAATGAGGGTGTAGCAGAATATCGACAATGCGTTAAGGATGTAACTGAGCAAAGACAACGCGAGGTGTATGCTCAGCAAGAGGCAAAAGATACAGCAGTTAAATCAATGTGGATTGCAGTATTAGTAGGTATTGCAGGTTGGTTGATTAGCATAATTGTAAAAGCAGTGATGGATAAAGAATGAATATGGAAGAGCCAACTAAGCAGATTATAGATACCTTGAGCTTTGCTACTGTCCTTGGCACGATTTCTGCCATTCTTCCACCTTTATCTGCTCTATTTACTATTGTCTGGGTGTCTATTCGTATTTGGGAAACTGACACAGTTCAGCAATTAGCAGGCCGTAAACAAAAGCGTGACTCTAAGGGTCGGTTTGTTAAGGAGGATGACTAATGGCTTTACAGTTTTTAGTTGGTCCAATAGCTAATCTTGCTAAGTCATGGATGGATAACAGACATGAGCAGTCTCAAGCAAAACATAAAGCAAAGATGGAAGTTATTAGCAACACAGCCACCTGGGAAGAAAAGATGGCTGACGCTTCCGCCAATAGCTGGAAGGATGAGTTCTGGACAATCATCTTGGCTATCCCTCTCCTCTGTGTTGGTTACTCTATTGTCATTGATGATCCCGATATTCTTATTAGGGTTTCTGATGGTTTTGACGCTTTGGATACTCTTCCAGATTGGTATCAGTATTTATTATTTTTGGCGGTATCTGCTAGCTTTGGAATCCGTGGTGCTAATAAGCTCATGAAGCTAAGAGGTAAGTAATAATGAATATGCTTGTTACCACAAATGCTTTTGATGACTTGACTGATGTTGGCCCACAAATAACTAATCCTAGAAATCCAAGAAATCAGGGTCTTTTTCAAGGTCAAGGTGGCCAACAGATTCAAATAGAGCGTGAAGGTGTTGATCTTTCTGTATTGCAAGATGCCGCTGCTGCTGTAGCAGCCGCAAATGCTATAGCTAATGTTGCAGGAGGACTAACTGGCGACTCTACTGATGATGATACTACTGATGATGATACTACTGCTGAGTTAGGCATTAAAAATGATGATGGTACAGTCACTTATTCATTGTTTGATTTTGCACCATACAACCCAAATTCTATTTATAGCGTTCTTGAAAATGGCGATGTAATTCATACTGAGTCTGGAACTGTTATGACTACTGGGTCTGAATATGATGTAAGCCCTTATGGGATCAGAGTAACGTTTCCTCCTTATGTTCCTAGCGAAACTGAAAGCGGTGGTGGTGGTGATGCTGGTTCTGGTGATGCGGGCGCTGGTGGTGATGATAGCAATGCCGGTGGTAGTAGTGGGGGC